CTTGCTTAGCCAAGGCTGGCTGAGAAACTCCTTTAGCAGTCTCACAAGTCATCCACTCAGAAATGTAAGTATAACCAGCTACATGGGCAGCATTCAGCCAGTCAGCGTAATAATTCCATCGGACTGAATTATCCAATTTACGGTATTTTTCAAGCTCTTTTGGCATGTTTAGCCTCCTCCCATAATCATAATAATAACCAGATTAATAACTAATACCAGGAAAGTTCCAGCATCCAAAAATTCTTCCTGAATAACCAGACTTAAGTTCGATTGCCATTTACGCCTTTGTAGGATGGTTGTCCATTGTAAGAATGTCATAATGATTCTCCCTATATCAACTCCGTTAAATAATCAGGTTCCAAGCCAAAATAATCCGCGCAGATTTCCTCTGCATCTTGCATCTGACCATTAGCTAAAGCATCGGCAAGGGCCGTTTGAGCTTCATTAATAAGATCATCTGCTTCATCAGAAGTCATATCATCTCGCCGCATTAAAATTTGTTTAATTGTTCCCATTTTTAGCCTCCTCCATGATGAGACGTTTGGTGAGTGCCCAGATGGGAACAGCAAGATTCTTATAATCATCTATAAAGTAAATAGGATCTTGTGAAGTAAAAATTGGCTTAATATTATTTAATCTCATTTTATTCCAACTTTTCTCCCAGATGCCCATAACTGTATTTGGTGTACAGCCTTTAGAACGACTAATTCGTTCTGCCTGCCAGAATGGTTTAAGGTAATATTTCGGTATAGACATGGTTGTTTCTCCTTATATCTTTATTTGTTTAAGGAACTTGTAGACTGCCGAAGCAGCTTTTTGTCTTTCTTTCCTACTGCCTTCATATACACTTCCCCAAGCTAAATAATGACTACCGTATTGCATACATCCAGTACACTTATCATCGAGGTTAGAAACTGTTCTCCAAGGGCAGTTAGAGCATACGAAGAACTGTTCGCAGAAAGGGCAGTTAGTGGTATAATGCTCTTTGCTAAGTTTTCCCTGTTTATGCAATTTCTTTATAGCGCTTCTTTTATCATTTGACCCAGATTGGGCCAGATATTTCCATAATACCAAGCATTCTTTTACTGCTAATTCATCTTGTTTATGACTCATGGTGTGTTTCCTTTTTTACTTCCAGTTGTTAAATAAGAATAATCACTCTCATAATGATCCATCCGCCAATTAGCGGTGGCCATTGCATGTGAGTGCCATAAGTCAGCGCTACGTCTGGCTTCATCACGCTGAGAAATAACTACAGACAAGGCGATAATCAGCCCTGCTATAATTCCCAGCGTGATGATTATAACTGATGTTCGGATCATTGTAGTTATTTCCTTTACTTAAATGATTTAAAAAGCAGGCCTTTTTTGGCTTTGTTTGCAAGACCTTTATAATTCCGATATTTGCTTGCCTGCCGAGTTGTGGCCTTAACACCTGCCCACCTACAGAACTTGTTAAATTCTTTGTCCATGACTGAAAACTGCGCATTTGTTAATTCTTTTTTCATAATAACCTCCCACTAATTTAATAGTTTCGCCCTGAATTGGGCCGATCAGTTAAGCCTTAACATCTAACCATTCAAAGGGTTTCCATATAGCTTTAAATGATTAGAGAATAGTTATTTCATAAACTTTCATTTTTATATCTCCTCCTTTATCCCTTTTTGATATTCCCTGATCTCTTCTGTCGTATATGTATGCACCTTGCTACTGCGGCCATGATTTGTTTTATAGGTAGTCTTTGTGTGGCGGTAAATAATCCGGCGTAACTCTTTACCAGAAAATTCTTCTACAATTTGATAGGAGTTGTTTATTCGTTGCTCAAAAACTTTTTTTGAAATTTGTCTGGATCTCTTATGCATGATTTTATTCTCCTAAGTAAGTAGAATTAAGCTATATCTGAAACAAACTTATTTTTGACTTTAAGACATCCAGCTTCAAACTTCTTACTTGGTTCACCCTTGCCATCCCATTGAACGAACATACTTTCCAGCATTTCAGCAAGTATCCGTGCCTTTTTTTGCAGGGGCAAATAGTGAAATGGGAATGCCTTACCACTTGCAATATGAGTAATAGTATAATCATCATTCTTCCAGTTTTCAGCAATCTCCCATACTTCAGCATATTCATAAGTTTTATGAAACGCCCAATGTTTAAATGCCAGACAAGATACTTTTTTGTCGCCATCTCTTGTTTTAATGGTAATTTCTGTTTTGTGTGCTTTCATTTTTGTAATCTCCTTTTAACCTTTATAATTAGCTAAGATTTGCTCTCTCAATTCTTTCGGCAAATTGTTCAGCGCCTTAATGGCCTTATCTTTAGCCTGAGCTGAGAAGTCTTTAGTTTTCTTTTCAAGAGAGACTTTTTTCTTTAATGGCTGGCTATACGACAAGAGTTTTTCTTGCCGATCTAATGCCTCATAAGATTTTTTCAACAACAAATATTTTTCTTCCGCTTTTCTGTAATCTTCTTGTAACTTCTGCATTGTTTGAAAAGCAGTTACCAACTCCGGATGTATGGCTGCTTTCTCTCCTTGGATCTTTTCAACCTGTTGTTGTTTTATATCATCCATTACTTTAAATCCTCCGCCAAAACAAACCTTTTGATAAACAGTGCCATTTCATTCAACGTAATCTTGACAATCGGCTTAGATACAATTTTGTACCAATTCTGGCCATTTTTACGTTTGACTTCAATTCTCATATTAATAGGTTTTACCTTGATCCGATATGTGTCATTATTGAAAGTCTTTTTCCAGTTACTCCATCTATCCTGCTGGAAACCAACACCTTTGAGCATGGTCATCAAGGTGTCAAAATGCAACTTCTTTTGTTTTGGTGTCATTTGAAAATTCCTTTCAATTTTAGGTGTTTTTATGGGTTAATCTTTTTTGGGTTACTGTGTGACCGTAACACGTTTACCGTCGTGTGTCAACACTTTTTTTACCTATTTTCATAATCTTTTTACGCTTCACAACTACATCCATTGACTTATCAGATGGATCATTTTCCAAGTTAATCACATGCCGTAAATTTGACAATCCAAACAAGAAGGCAATCCTTAATATCGATGAAACACTACCAAGGGCTTCTTTAGGATATCCCAGCGCTATCAAGCCATCTCTTGCCTGTCCAATGCTATTAACATTCAATCTTGTGGCCGCTACAATAATTTTACTCATCATTATCCTCCTCATCATCACCTAATGTTTTCAAGAATGAAAAGTCTTGTACTGTACTATTCTGTGATTCTGTCACAATGTCTTCTGTTAACCCTGATGAACGATTGCTGACATTTGTTGGTTCATTTGCTGGCGCTGTTGGAGACAATCCTGAAGTTGGCTGCGCTGACTGAAGATTTAGCCCATCAAGTTTTGCTAAGATATTTTTATCCTTCTCAGCAGGGATTCTCTTCTTCTCTCCAGGTATCAGCATCAGTATTTCTGTCATGATATCTTCTGGAATCTCATCAGTGTGGCCCATCGACATCTTGCTGCAATAATCATAGTAAATTAATTGCACCATTTTATGAATACTCGTTGGCTGGTAATTCGGCTCAAGTCTGCGAATTGCCACAAGTCCATTAGCCAGCGCTGGCATGCTTAGTCTAAAACTGATAATTTGTCCTTTCATTTGGTGCTCCTTTCAAGTTAGTGGTTATGGTGATTTATAAAAAAGCTTTGTGTAAACAATAACATAAACAACGTAAAAAGTCAACTTATGTTTCGTATAGATACAAACTGTTTGCTGTTGCTGTAAGTTTTAATCTGGCCGCTGCCTGCTATCATACCAACTGGTTTAACACTCTCAATAGTTTAATGTTCCAGCGCTGCTGGTATGACTTAACTTTGGTGGGAGTGAAGTGAGATGGGTGTTCATGTTTTTACGTCTATAAGTGTACATCACCCTTTGCCCCTAGGTCCGGGTTATGGGTTATGTCTTAAAAAAAATATTTAAAAGAGAACTACCCCCACCACCTACCCATTTAAAGAGGGGATGTAAACTAATAGACGTAAAAACACACACACCCATATCAACCAAAACACCTATATTTATCAAAGCAGGAGCGATTTAAGGCTATGCAACAGGCTATAAGGCTATATGGGTATGGTTTGAGATAGTTCGGGCGGTTTTGGGGATATTAGGGCGGTTCGTGCGGCGGTTCATAAGTGAACAGGGATTCCGGCAGCTTCGCAAGTTTTGTGTGTACTTTTTACACTGTTTACAATGTTTTAATGTATTCTAATTCAATATAATGCTGAATTAAACATCGTAAATTAAAAACTGTGGTATTGATTTTATATACTTTATCTTCTATAAGAATTATTGTGTCGGTAAAATTAAATTTTGTCTTTTCTATTTTATATCCCTCAAATTTTAAAAATTTAATATGTTCTATTGTAAGTATCATTTTATTTTCCTTAAATAGTTTAAAGGCGGAACTGTGGGAGCTCCCGCCTTTGGTGGATGGATGGATTGGTTAGGTTAAGGAATTAACTATTTCCTTAGCCATATCTGCACCGCAAGATGCGCTCAGTGTCGTAATGATCATTGCATTATCAAGACCGGCATCACTCATAGCTTGCGCCATCTTGACATTGGCCTGTTTTGTGGCCTCGGCCTTCGCTTCGGAAACGTTGACCTTTGCTTCAGGTCGTGATACGACTTTCCATTCGGCAGTGTTAACATTTTCCTGCCCAAATTCAGGTGACCAGACATCGTCTTTTTTCATCCCCTTAAAGATAGCCCTGTAATCAATAATTCGTGATTGAACACCGCTTTGCAGGCAGGCATGCAAAACACCTGCATCCTCTGCCCAAGTCAACAATTCTTCGGCATCTTCAAATTGTGCGCTGGTGGGCAGGGCAGACCGTGGAAATGTATGCTGAACCATGCCATGATATTCTCTCACATTTTTCCCGTCCTTGTCAGTTACTGCCGGAACGCTCGTCTCTGTCATAAGGTCATCTAATAATGCGTAAATTGATTTTGCCATGATAAAATTCCTTTATCTTAGAAGTTTGCGGTCAGTGTTACTCACGCCCACCGGATTAATTCCGGCCGTGCCTTAACCGCTTGTTAAATACAACGTAATACACAAAATAATCTTTGTCAAGTCTTTTGTTTAATTATTTTCAAACTATTTTTATTTTCCCGATTTATCCTTATATACCGGGAGACCGGGACCGCCGGACGGTCTGAATATTTGTGTGAATGTGCCGGCCACGCACCCGCACGCACCCGCCACGGCCACGAAACGGCCACGGACGGACGGACGTCCCGTTTTACGGTCCGGTCACGGTCACGGGCCAACAGGCCGCTATATATAAGGAATGCATAGACCGTGCCAACTATGCTATATGTTTCACCTTTTATTAAATGTTTATTCCTTATTAACTGTTGCCGACCACACCAACTGAATGAAAATTACTTTATCTATAAGGTACTATCCCATTCAATGAGGGAACAATTTTTAAATGAACGGAACTCTTAAATAGTCGATGCCTTGATTTTTATATTAAAGATTAGGTCTTCTGCATACATTTGTACTTCGCAGCTATTTTGAACAACAACTCAACAAAACTTTCCACATCCAAAAGAAAACAAAAGACAAAAGAAAACAAATGGCCGTTCATAAGTGAACAATCTCAGCGGCGTAGGGGACGATTTGACTTTCGTCAACTTTAGAAGTGCTTAGATGGGCGGAATGTATATATTGAATATGTGAATAGATTGTGAAAATATAGCGGAGAGGTTACACACAAGTTCCGAAAGTTTCTTTAAAAAAACCTTTTTTTCTCCGACAAAGTGTGTTACCCTGCCATTATAGATAATAATCCAGCTTAAATTATTCCAGTTTTTATTTTATCCAGGTTATTTATGCTAAAACAGTTAAAAGCCCATCATAGAAATATTATCCAAATGTCGTTCAACGGTTTCAGTAATAATGAAATCGCTGCGCGGCTGGGCTTACAGCATACTACTATTTCACAGATTATAAGATCACCATTAGGGCAGGCATACATGGATGGATTAAATGATAAGATGAAAAATACCACCTTGGATGTGCGAAAAGAATTAATTTCCATGAATAGCGGAGCTTTGAAAACCTTAAAAAGGTTAATGGATCCAACGACAAAAGCTCCAGCAGCTGTACAGCTCGGTACAGCGAAAGATGTCTTAGATCGTTCTGGCTATAAAGCTCCAGATAAGCTTTCTATTGATATGACCATGCAAGTTAAAACAGATAAAGAAATTGATTCTGAAATTGCAGCGCTGAAAACATCCATTACTAAAGGACAAACTGAGCAACCGAAACAAGATGATGAAAATTTAGTTACTGAAGAAAATGAAGAGCCATTAAATCCTATTGGTTTTATTAATAATTCTCCTGCCATTAGTTCCTCCTCCGCTAATGGTTCCAAGTCGGCGCTGAAATCTATTGTCGGGGTAGATACTGCAGCGCCGACTCCTCCAAATAAAGAAGAGCAAACAATTTTAGCCGATCCTAATTTTGATCCTTTTCATAATATTGAGGAGGTTTAATGTATCGCGCTGTTAATCAAACAAATGATCTTTCAAGAGAGGGTAAAGAGCAATACTTAAAACTCTTAAAAGAGAAAAATTCCCGAATAAGACAACAGCGTATAACGCAGTTTTATCCTCCCAGTGGTCCTCTTTCCAGAGATAATTACCCTAAACATATGCAGTTTTTCAAACTTGGCAAAACCTCAGCTGAACGCTGTATTATGGCTGCAAATCGGGTTGGAAAAAGTGAGGGAATTGGTGCATTTGAAACTGTTCTACATGCCACAGGGCGCTATCCAGATTGGTGGGAAGGGTATCGCTTCAAACGAGCAATTAGTACATGGGCAGCGGGAACAACATCAACAACAGCGCGCGATATTGTACAATTCAAACTTTTAGGGCCGCCAGAAGATATTGGCACTGGCCTAATTCCAAAAAAATATATAGTTAAAACTACGCCGAAAGCTGGCGGTGTTCCTAATGCTGTAGACACCATATTGGTAAAAAGTATCTTTGGCGGATTTTCTCGGATTAAAATCAAGTCCTATGCTGAAGGACGAAAGTCTTTTGAAGGTACTGAACAAGATTTAATCTGGTTAGATGAAGAATGTCCACTTTCGATTTATACAGAATGCGTAACTCGGACCATGACAACAAATGGTCTAATCATGTTAACATTTACTCCCCTTGAAGGACTCACGGAAACTGTTATGCAGTTCTTGCCAGGCGGCGCGATTAAAGAAAACTTAACTGGAAGTAAATCTTTAATCATGGCTACGTGGGATGACGCGCCACATTTAACAACTCAGCAAAAAGACAAACTGTTCGCCGCCCTTCCCCCACATCAACGCGATGCCAGGTCTAAAGGTATTCCACAGCTTGGTTCTGGCGCTATTTTTCCAATACAAGAGTCTGAGATTAGTGTGTCTGATTTTGCAATTCCTGATCATTGGTTGCGCTGTTATGCATTAGATGTTGGTTGGAAGAAAACTGCTTGTTTATGGGGCGCCACCGATCCGACATCTAAAATTACTTTTCTTCATTCGGAATATTATAAAGGTCAGGCGGAACCATTTGTTCATGCTGAAGCAATCAAAGCCAGGGGAATATGGATTCCAGGCGTGATTGATTCTGCGGCGCATGGCCGCAGTCAAGAAGATGGTAAACAACTTTATAAAACTTATGTTAAATGTGGTCTTGACATTGAAAATGCTAATAAATCAGTTGAGGCTGGATTATATAATGTTTGGCAAATGTTAAGTCTTGGTAAACTTAAAGTATTTAAATCACTGGTTAATTGGTTTGCTGAGTTTCGACTGTATCGCAGAGATGAAAATGGTAAAATTGTTAAAAAAGACGATCACTTGATGGATGATACACGGTATTTAGTTATGTCAGGGCTGGACAGAGCTATTGCCAAACCTCATTGGGAGTATCTTGCCTGGGAAAATTCTGAGCAAGCTAACGACTTAGGTAGAGATATGATCACGGGATATTAACAAGGATAAAGGATAGTAAATGGCAATACCAGAAGACATGATTTTAGATGAGCCAACTGAAGGACAGCGCCCAGTCTGGGGAACTGAAGAACCTGTAGAAGAGCTTATTTCTGCGCAGAGTCAGGCTGATGAAGAGCTCATGCAAGTTATTGAAAAAGAAATATTGCGCGCAGAAGCTGCAGTGCTTATTACCAATCTTGCATCGAAACAAGATAATAATACTATTGCCGATTTGACAAATAAAGTCCTTGAAGGATATAAACTTGATCTGGATAGCCGCTCCGATTGGGAAGAACTAAATAAACAAATAATTGATCTGGCGAAATTATTAACAAAGAAAAAGACTTATGCTGGCGATGTTATTGCCAATGTTAAATACCCGCTAATTATTAATGCCTGTATTCAATTTGCAGCGCGAGCATATCCTGAATTAATTAAAGGTAATGAAGTTGTCAAAGGTAAGGTTATTGGCAGCGATCCAGATAACAAAAAGTTTGAACGCGCTAAACGCATTTCTGATTTTATGTCTTTCCAAGTACTTAATGAAATGCAAAATTGGGAGGAGGATTTAGATCAACTTCTTTTTACCTTGCCAGCGGTTGGCTGTGTATTCAAAAAGAGTTATTTTGATAGTCTTGCAAGACGTAATGTCTCTGAAATAGCTTTCGCTGATGATGTTGTTGTCAATTATAAAACCCAAACACTTGAACGTGCGCCAAGAGTTACACATAGAATCTATTTGTATCATAACGAAATTGTTGAGCGCATCAAATCTGGAATTTTTATAGATTTTGATATTGCTGAACTTGGTCAAGCAACAGATCCTGAAGGCAATTCTGATGAAGAAACTCCACACCTGTTTTTAGAGCAGCATCGCTGGTATGACCTTGATGAAGATGGTTATCAAGAACCATATATTGTTACTGTCCATGAAGAGTCACAGAAACTTGTCAGGATAGCGCCAAGATTTGCAACAGATGGAATTATTCGCAAACCAAATGATGATGGTACAGCTAATCCTGATGGACCAATAATTAAGATAGTTCCAGAACAGTATTTTACGCAATATGTTTTTATGCCCTCTATAGACGGCGGTTTCTATGGCATGGGTTTTGGCAGCCTATTGACAAGTACCAATTCAGCCGTGAATACTTTAATCAATCAGCTTATTGATGCTGGAACTCTTTCAAACAGGCAAAGTGGTTTTCTTGGGCGCGGACTTCGTATTGGTAGGGGCAAATCAATCCAGCTAAAGGCTGGTGAGTGGAAACCTGTTGACGCTACTGGGGATGATCTACGTAAAAATGTTTTTGCAATGCCAGTACGCGAACCATCGCAGACACTTTTTGCATTGTTAGGAATGCTTATAGAGGCTGGTAAAGAACTTGCTGGCATGACAGAAATACTTGCTGGAAATTCTCCCGGCGCGAATGTACCAGCTGAGTCTGTACTTGCCCTGATTGAACAAGGGCTGCAAGTTTATTCTGCCGTGCATAAACGCGTTTATCGCGCACAGTATAAAGAGTTTTCCAAGTTGCGCCGACTTAATGCATTGTATCTTGATCAGATGACTTATCAAACTGTGCTTGATGATAGCGAAGCTGATATTCAGGCTGACTTCTCTACGCATGATTTCGATGTTGTTCCTGTCTCTGATCCTGATAGTACCACCATGATGCAAAGATTAATGAAAGCCAAAGCCATGCTGGAATTGCGCGGCCAAGGCTTGAATGATCTGGAAATTAATCGGCGCTATCTCCTTGCTATGAATATTAGCGATGTTGACAAGATTTTGCCAGAAGAGAATGAACAGGCTGCGCAAGAAGAACAAATGCAGATGCAGAAATTTCAGGCTGAGCTCGCAGAACTCACAGCGAAAGTAGAAAAGTTACAGTCTGAAACCCAGCTGAATTATGCCAAGATTAAAAGTGAATATGGCGGGCAGAACAAAACAATGGCTGGCATTCACAATGATGAAAGAAAACTTGATATTAATGAAGCTCAAGTGATGAATCAAATTCAACTTGGTCGGAGTCAGCAATCAGTTGGTAAAGCGCCGACTGGAGTGACAAAAAGTACAGCGAAAAGGGAGTATGGATTAGAGAGTAACAATCAAATATAAAGGAGAATCATGATTACAAAAGAACAGTTTGTTGAATGGAAAGCAAACCCGGTGACTATTGAGATTTACAAAGAAGTTGAGCGTGCTAAACAAAGTTTAGTTTCCATGCTATCTAAAGGAACAACAATTGGGCAGACTGCCGAAGAGACACATGGCATGACAAATAGAGTAATCGGCCAAATTAACGGACTTAACCAATTGTTAAATTTAACTTATGAAGATGAGGACAATGAAGAGGAGATACCTTATGAATAAAGAAGCTGGAATCATTCCCACAGGCGGCCATATTTTAATTTTACCTGACCCAACTGAAAGAACCACTAAAGCTGGTCTTATCATTCCTGATACTGTCGCTGATAAAGAACAGGCTGCGGCAACATCCGGCAGAGTAATCTCTATTGGACTTGCTGCCTGGAAGGACATTGATGATGGAAAGCCTTGGGCAAAGGTTGGTGATCGAGTAAGTTATGCGCGCTACGCTGGTGTAGTAATGACCGGCCATGATGAATTAAACTATGTTTTGATTAATGATAATGATATTCTTGCAAAACTAGACTTTTAATTCATTATATTAATAACCCCCCCGGGAGATGCGAAGGACGGCGCAACGCGCCGGCCGAGCCAGAGGCTTTTAGCATTAGAGAATAAATAAGGAAAATAAATAAGGAAAAGGTGAAGTTATGACAGAACAATTTATTGATGATATTTTAGCTGAAACTGATGCAAAACCTGCTGATGCAAAACCTGCTGTGGAAACACCAGCTATTGAAAAGCCAGCAGAAGTAGATCCTTTAGTTGATGGGAAAGTTGTTACTGATGAAAAACCAGCAGAATCAGCAGTCCCAGCAAAACTTGCAGAGCCAGCAAAGCCTGCAGAACCAACCAAACCTGAAGTAACTGTAGAAGATTTGGCTATTAAAATCGGTTGGAATCCTAATTATAAGGGTGAAAATTCCATTGATGCTACTACATATATTTTGAAATCGCGTGAAATTCAAGATACTATGCATGATCAAAATACAGGCCTTAAAGATCAACTAACCAATATGCAAGGTTCAATTGATGCCTTGAAAGAGCATAATGAACGTGTATATAAATCTGATGTTCGGAAAATGCAAGGTGAAATTGAAACACTTAAAAATGAAAAGCGTGCTGCAGTAGAACTTGCAGATATTGACAAAGTAGACGCTATTGATAAACAAATTGACGATTTAGAAAAAGACTTAACTGTTCCAACAACAAAACCTACTGAAACAACAAATCCAGTTTACGCTGATTGGGTTAAAGATAATCAATGGTATTTAACTGAGCCTGAAATGGCAACTTATGCTGAAAGTGTTGCTCAGCAATATCAAGGTGCTCCATTAGAGCGAATTTACTCACTCATTCGCCAAAGAGTGGCTGAAGTTTTTCCAGATAAATTTGAATCTCCAGCATCAGCTAAAGCAGCGAAGCCAGTTGGACCTTCCAGTCCTGTTGAAGCACCTACAAATAGTGGACCAACACCAACTTTTACAAGTGCAGATCTTACCCCAGATCAAACGGCAATTATGAATCAATTTGT